TGTCTATCATCCAACTACGTAGTGACCCCGCTCTCTCTTCTCTCTTTTTCGACATCGTTTTCTTCTTCCTCTTTGTGTGCGTCAACTAACATAGGGAAGACTTCTTTAAGCTTAACGCAAGCCTCGTCTAAGCCGTGCTCACGACAACCATCAGCAAGACATTCCCATTTACATACTAGATCGGCCAACTCAGATTCATTATGCACGACAGGCTTTTTCTCTGAGTCATCCCAGAAGTCACCTAAGTACCCTTGGATGGTAGGCCATAGTAAAAACGCACCCGCCGCAAGAAGAATAAGTTGAAAGGTATCAAGGTTTTTTACAAATCCTAAAATATTATCCATTACTCGCCCCTTCTCTTATTTGGTTTCACGAACAGCATCACCGATGATCCATGCCACAACTATAGTAGAGATAGCAACCAGTTGCTCGGTATCTAATTCCACACCAAACACATCTTGACCAACTACAGCCACCAAACCTGCTGCTGCTGCCCAGAATCTACGGGATTTTAAAAGCGTTGATAGTTTATTTTTCATTATGTTCCCCTTTCAGGATTAATACGATTTAAACCAAAGTTTACGTTCATCGTCAGTAAACTTATACACCATACCCACAACACCGTCATACAAATAGGCTCTTTCTTTTCTCGGAACCTTGCGTGCTACGACAGTCCATAGGATAAATCTTTGAAAAATTGAAAGCTTACAGCTTTTTCTAATAGCCAGCTCTTTATCTCGATGATACCAGTTCCAGATTATCATTCCAATCCGGTATAATAGATTCACTAACATGATTATAGTGACTATATCAAAGGTATAATTGTCTTCTTTTGCATCTTCACTAGCTAGATCATAGACCTTTGCTGCTAATGGAAGTAGCTCAGGATGATCAACTTCTGACCCAAACCGAGCCTGTATTTCTTCTAATTTCATCGTCTAAATAGACCTCCGAAAATACCCCTACGTCTATATCTTCTATTAGACGAGGGTGGTGAAACTTTAGGTGGAGATGCCTTCTTACAAGAGACACACTCTTTCTTCTTTGGAACCTCTACAGGAGGAGCCTCAGTACCACACTTAGGGTTATGGGTGCATTTCTTACCAGATTCTATGCATGGGCATGGAGTACGGTGCCCATCTCCATGAATAATATATCCCAGCCCCTCGCACGGACAGTCTTCGTCTTCGTCTTCGTCTGGAGGGTCGGGCTCTACATTAGCATATTCCTTAATCGCTGACAATGCCTTCGCTTTATACGACTCGTATTCTTTATCTTGTTCAGACTTATATAGTTTCCATGACAAGCCATAGAAGAGTCGAGCTAATCTTCTTTTTTTATCTCCAGTTATAGGGTCCGTATCAGTCTGTGGCCCTAAAACTTTAGTCATAGCTTTCGCAACGGATGGAGAGAACTTTGGATATTTAGGAGACCCGTTGTCCATAAGCTCCGAACCAAATGTTTTCTTGCCAATAAAATCCATAAGGTATTGGACTTGGAGATTCGTGTTAAGCGTAACCTTATCGAGCTTCTCTGATAAAGCATTGAACAGTCCTGCCAGCTTACTAGAGCCAGCATCATCTGAAACACTAATACCGTCAACAAGTGCAACGATATCTGCTTCTGGCTTCTCCAGCTTTGCATCACCTAGAGGTAATATTCCTCCAGACTTATACAAAAACGCTATAGCGATAAGCAAAATTCCTAGCAGCCCCCTAAAATTTAACCTACTCTCTTTTTCCATTATACCCAACCTCCTAAGCCATAATTTGGTAACTGACGTGCAGGAAATCCTTTTACATCGCTGAACGCAAAGGAACCGCGAGCATTCAAAATGGATCGAGCATCACGCTCACGCACCCAAAAGCTTCCATCAGGTTGACCGTGACGCTTGGGACCACCATTCCATTTTCCCCAGCTATTCTGAATTAAAAACAACATCTCATCAAAAAGTTCGCGAGTATCATCACAGGCTATCCAGGCCATCGCATGATTCCAAGAGCCAGAGCGTCTTGCAATGCCCTGAGCATCACGAGTAGACGAAAAGCCCAGACTACTACAGCATGACAAGGCGTATCCATTACCTAATGCGTCTCTAGCCTCTTCAACAGTTGACACTAAAGAGATAGTATTAACAGGATGCTTACGTGCCTCTGTTCTATATACTGAATCTGGTATCCGATGCTTAGCACCACTAGATGAATCATAAACAGACAAGTCGAAATCAGGATATGCTTTACGAAGCAATACTCCTCCTGTTTGATTTACATATCGTGCCGCACCAGAACAAGACATTCCTTGTCCTCTGTGGTCTCTTGACTGGTAAATCCCCTCAGTAGCACCTCGTGCTTCCCAAGATTCAGCCTCTCCTTTAATATCTATTTCTACAGCCCGAGTAATATCAACGGCACCTCTAGTAGCATGGCTTACACAGTCGCCCGTAGTTTGACGCTCCGAAGGACCATACCCAGGATCAAATTTTATTAAAGATTTAAACGGCAGACTGAGCTTTCCAGCCCCGCTCTCAGATAGTTCCCACGCTGCCGCACCAAACATAGGCATAGGCAGCTCTCCCAAAAGAGCCTTTAGGTCTTCTGGATCACACTCTGCTCCCGCAAAGCCCTGTGTATAGGCTTCAACGAGTTCTTCTGGAGAATTATAGTCATCCATTAAATCTTTCCCTTTTTATTTTATTATAAAAATTAGATAGGCAAAGCAAGCCATACCTAATATAAATACACTAAGCACACTTCGAAAAGCCACATTGAGTACAGGTAATACATCCTTCTTGACGGATCAGACTCTCTTTTCCCTCGCATTCAGGACAAGCACAGTTTTCTTTAGCACCATCAGGGATGTATTTTTTAATGGCTCTAGCCATACTTTTCGCAAAGCATGTCATATCGCCCTTTACCTTCTCAAGCTGCTGTACAATCAGATGTATATCTGCACCATGTCGTAGACCTAGTGAGGTCATACGGGTCAAGGCATCTTCTTCAGCGGAACACGTTTGGTTTATTGGGGAAAGTTCTAAGCCGTCTTCTAAAATGGCCTTGTACACCCCTTTAGGTCTACCCAACTTTATTATAGTTCCATTTAATACCTTTTTGTCTATGAATCCATTCTTACCCGCAAATACTTCATAAGGATCACCATTATATAATCCAACTAAAACGAAGTATGACTCGCCCTTTACCTTAATGTGGTAGACATCACACGGTAATTCGCGGGGACGGTCGGGTGAAACGGTAGGTTTGATTTTGTCCTCGTTATCATCCAAAGATGATTCCGCAGCGAGAACAAAGGTCATGGTGCCTGCTCTATAGGTAGTAAAACCCTTGATACCATTTTTCCACGCCTTGGTATACACCATTTTAAAGTCATCATATGGGTATTCTTTGGTCAGGTTAATGGTTTTAGAGATGGCAGAGTCTACCCATTTTGCGAAGATTGACATTGTATTAACATGGGCATCTACATCTAGCTCCATAGAACATGATGCCCACTGAGCTTCAGGATTCCACTTGTCGAGCCCCTTCAGAATAGACACTCCATAGTCTTCGACCCACTCCTCTTTAGTTAGACCTCTATTACGGTCAAACTTCCAGGTCTTATCTTCAAATGAAGTAGCTAAGAGATTTTCATCTCCTTCTTTTATCCATTTCCAATCAGTATGAGGGCTTCCGTTATAACTGTCTATATCAAACTTCTTGTTTTCCCAGCTCACATTTTTTGGAACAGCTAACCCTTCTGGAGGAACAGGCTGTATGGAAGTTCTGACATAACCATGCATAAATAAGGGCTCAAGACCACCGCTAACAAGGTTCGCGAAACACGAACTATTGCCGGTAGGTTGAATTGAGGTGACATGAGAATTTCTCATTCCATGCTTCTTAATCAATGCTATAGTTGATGGGTCAAGCTTCTCAATAAACTCTCCCCTTAAGTACTGTTCTTCATCATATAGGTCAAAAGACCCCTTCTCTTTTGCTAATAAAGCAGATGCCTTGTACGCCTCATTGGTAAAGAATTCCATTAGTTCTTCTGTCATCTTCAACGCTTTTGGACTACCATATTTAACACGAGCCATGAGCATAGCAGAGCCATAGCCCAAGACACCGAGACCAATACGTCGTTTGTCTTTCAGGTTTTTCTTTTGAGAAGACAATGGAACGTTTGTAATATCATTTACATTATCCATAAACCTTACGGCTGTATGTATATTTTCCTTTAGCTCTTTCCACTTCCATTCTTTTGTTAACGGATCAATGAAGTGAACTAAATTAATAGAACCAAGTAGACAAACAGCACCTATAGGAAGAACTTGTTCTCCACAGGGATTGGTCGCATTTATCCATTCCAACCAGTGCAAATTATTCATGCGATTCATAGTATCAACAAACAATACTCCCGGTTCGTTCCGGTTATATGTATTGCTCATGATAAGATCCCATAGCTCACGAGCCGAATCAAATTTATGGTGAACAACCAAAGGGTCTTTTGGTTCCTCTAGGCGTATGATAGAGTTGAATGACTCCGCTTTCTCTACGTTATCAACCCACCTCTCTATGCTCCCATCCCAGCCCTCTTTGTATAGCTTTGGATATGCCTCATAGTTAGGAAAGACTAGCTCCCAAGGCTGATCGTTTTCTACAGCATTCATAAATTCATCAGTACATAGCACCGACATATTGAACTTAGTCAGACGACCAGGGGTTTTCTTGGCCTCTATAAACTCTAGAACATCGGGGTGCCAGCATGACATTGTTACCATCTGGGCACCTTTACGAATGAAGTTCTTTTCATTCTTATTTGACTTTTTATTTGAGCCAGCAGTAATAATTTCAGAAGACTTGTCCCATAGCTCTAAGAACTTAACTGAGCCAGGAGATTGGTTGGCTATGCCGTGAATATGAGACCCGCAAGGACGCATAATATCAGCACAGAAGCCATAGCCACCCTCTGACTTAAGGATTTGGGCTTGCTTTGTAAGAGTGCCGTAGATACCCTCTATGGAGTCTTTGTCTCGGCCTTCGAACCCATCAACGAAGCAGTTGATATAGGTCGTTCCTTTGATTCCGGTCCCAGCATTTGAGGTAATGCGACCGCCAGGAACAAATTTGAAATTTTCTAGAGCTTGATAGAATTTCTTAGTCCACTTTTCTTTATCTTTTTCTACCCCTGCTAGGTTGACTGCTACTCTCTTCCATGTGTCCTCTACACAAGTATCATCCTTGAACTTATACTTCTGAAACCACGTCTCTTCCGAGAACGAATTGGTAAACGCACTCATTTATTTCCTCCATAAAAAAAGACCCACTCCGTATGCGTGTACAGACAGAGTGGGTCGTAATTTTTAAAAGCGACACGTATGATGGCTGAAGTCAGACTACTAGGGGTTAATTGTAAGTTTGTTGTTCATTAAAAGTAATCATCCAACCTGACGCTTATCATGGTAGCCTTACAACCATTCTAGAAATGATCGGGATGTGTCGCTTTAACGGTGAGAATTTGACTCGCTCGTTTCTTCCCGACCTCTATAATATACACCGTTACTCTACCAAAAAAAGTTACGCTCAACTTTTAAAATTAAGATTTGTACAAGTTTCTAATATCATACTCAGAAGAAACTGGAACTATGGTTCTTTTGATGCCCGCATGAACCAACATTTCTTTTGCAATAGCTAAGTTGTCATCCCACTGCTTTCCCTTTCCGGTAAACTTAAAGTCTGTTCCTCGAACCTCGACAATCCCCGCCTGAATCACACCCCTAGTACAATCGGTGCATGGAGTAGGCTCAAACGGCAAGTACATAATGGAGCCCTCTAGACGAACACCTTTGCGGGCCGCGTTATAGATAGCATTACGCTCCGCATGTTCTGTAATGCTGTATTTCATAGGGCGAAGGTGATATTCTTTGATCTCGTCATCAAGACCACGCGGAAATCCATTAAAACCAATAGACAATACGGTGTTGTCTGGAGAAACTATAACTGCTCCCAGCTTAGTACTCTTATCCTTTGATTTTTTAGAAGCATGTAGGCACATTCCAATAAAAAATTCATCCCATGACAGTTCTTTATTCATCCATATTTCCTTTGATTCTTTCTGACGCACTGACAGTAATTAATAGACTGAATTACAGAGCCTCCACGTCTAATAGTCCCTCCTCCAGTCCCCTGTTGTGAGCGAACTACTCCCTTGCCAAAGCACTCCTTGCAGTTGCTCTTAGCATACATTTCTGCTACTTCTTCATCTACTTTAAATCTATAGCGAAAACTCTTTGATTCCTTGTCATCCATATCTTCCCCAATAAAAAAAGGCAAAGTACAAAACCCGTTAAGGAATTGTACTCTGCCTTATGCAGTTTCTCGATAGGATTATTCGCGACCGTTTCGACGATCAATCCGGTCAAGGATCTCAACGCATCTTTCCATTGTGTTGGCTAGTAAGGCTTGGGTATGAGCCACTTCGCTAACAGTTTGTAAGATTTCTTTTTGAGTCTTTGTCCATGATCTAGGAACGTACCAAATAGGAGTCCCATCGCCGTCTACCTTGTCATGCATTTCATACAACCTATTCAAATACGATAAAGCCCTGTCTTTCTCTTCTTCTTGCCACCCATCACTAGGGAATAGCTTTTTAATGAAAGAGCTAACTACAAGGTCTAGTATCTTAACCAGGGCTATTGAAATAGCAACTATCCCTCCAATTATTGCAGGATCACTCATGATGATTTCCTCAAAGGAGTTAAAGGGCTAGCTTAAAATAGGGTCTTGGCTGCGTAGTCATCCTGTACTGGAGTTGGACTACCATCACGATAAACGAATTCACCAGGAATAGCAGCAGTTGGGTGAGCTGCATCATCAGTGGTGTTGGTTCTGGCATCATCACCTTGATCGGCATCAGTTGCTTGATCCCAAATACCAGAGTTCGCAGTTTCAGGAAAGCCAGCTTCCCATACTCCAGAGAAATGATTCCAGTGATTTTCACGGATACCTCTCTTGTAGTATACGACAGCATTCTTGAATACAGTATGGATAGATTGACCATTCGCAGAGTTAGAAGCACCGGCCAAGAGAACATTGTTCGCAACATTAGCGATATCGGTTGTCACTCGACGGATAACTTGGTCACCACCATTGAAAGGACCAGCACTCAAAATGCCACTTAATCCATCAACACCAGATACGAGGGTTGTTACGCGGTTTGGCCCACCCAATGCTGTTGCATTGAAGAAGGTTGAGTCTGCAACATTGCCACCATATCGAATGGTTCCAATGTCGTTGTCTCCAGATGTAGGCAGACCATTGGTTATTCCGTGGTCTATACCTAGCGAGATATTAAAATCAGTCATAATATTACTCCGACTTTTAGTCGTAGTGTCCCTTTAATTCCAACATTACAAGTCCTGTTCCTGCTTATATTTACACCAAAGGGATAGATTATACAGTCTAGCACCAAATAACTTAGATTTTTTAATTATTTCCATGTGTTCGGGGGTCCACATATACCCATTAAAGATGACGGAAAGGCTAGTTTGTTTCTCTACCATCTTTGCATTAAGTAGGTTATCAAAAAAATCGTCATGATGATATCCAAGAGTAGGAAAGACTATCTCTACCCCTAGTTTCTCCAATTGACGAGAGAATGTGATGATATTACTGATATGATGATAGTCTAAAAATACCCTTAGAGTGGCCCCATAGTCCTTGCACATTGCCAGAGCAGTCTTAACCTCTTCGCTTACCTCAGTGAACTTATTGCGAACGAAATATTGGTTGGGTACGTAGTCAATGGCTGTGACGTTCGATTTAAGAGCAGTGAGCACAGCATGACTACGGGTCTTGGGGGAGCTATAGCCAGAAGGATAGTCTATGGCCGTAGCTAGGACCGTTCCTGCTGGCATATATTCTTTCACTTCGCGAATCAGATGGATAGGTAGGGCTAAGCCCCCTAACCCTTTATCAACGGCCCCAAAGATATGGGTAAGCTCTTTGCCGTAATCATCTATATATTTATTGTAGTTGCAGTATTCAAAGTACATGGCTTTTGATTGCTTCTAAGGACTCGTAGTTTTCTGTGCCCCATATGGCATCAGCAAAACCGTGACTTACAGCGTCCCCGGACGATAGCCACCAATCCTGTTTCTTCTCAAGCTTCTTAGCGATGTGGTTTTTGATTTGTCTTTCGCTCATTTCCTTATAGACAGCCCCATTTGCACATGCTCCCGCATATATGTTCATCATCTCTTTGCCTGTGATATCTTCCCAGTTTGCCCATGCCTTTGCCATTCTGATAGAGAAGTCGGATTGAACATCTGTTGTCCCATCATGGATTAGCCACCAACAATTAGGCATATTTATGCGAAGGTCTGCTGCCTGGGGGATTATGCTGCCCATAGAAGCAGCTATACCATGCATAATTATAACTACTGGACAAGTGCATGTAGCAATAGCATCAAAGATCATCATACCCTCTGTCCACTCACCACCAGTCGAATGCTGATGTACAATGATAGGTTTTTGATCGTCTATACGATCTAGCAAGGTCATATTTTTAACAAAGTTATTAGACATGCGATAATCGACACCAGGGTCACCATCATTGTCAAAACACGCATGTAAAAAAACTTCTCTTGACTCTAACAGGATATTAAAGCGATGCATCTCATCAACAATATATCCCTTTGATACCCTATCACGATTTTTTAGACTCATTTTTTAACGCCTCAAGAAGTGCCTCTTTTACTTTTTCCTTAACCTCATTATCCTGAAACATCTTTCCTACCGCTATCCTAAAACGAAGCGGAGTTAGTATATCAACGGATTCTACGCCTAGAACATTTCCAATAACTTCGTAGTAGTGCTCCCATAATTTAAAGTTGGTATGTCCTACCCAAAACTTAAAGTGCTTGCTTGCAAAAGAATCTTCTGTTAGAGGCAGCACTCCAAAGGGGGTCATCATTGTTTTTATTTGAGGATTAAAAAAAGGTATATCCTCTTCATCGAAGTCGTCATTATAAGCAACAGGTTCTCCTGCCAGCATTGCATCTGTCTCTTCTTCAATCTCTTGAATCATTTTTTTTGTGTTGTCAATACCTTCATTGTTATAGGCATCAACCCAATGCTCCCAATAAACATCATTCCCTGATGGGTATGGTACAAGTTCACCATTAACAGTTAACTCATTGTGCTCGCTCATCTGCTCACCTCATACTGCGACTTTGCCAAAGTCTATTTTTGGATGGGGGTCGTAATTATTTAAACTATAATCCTCATGCGTCCAATTAAAGATATCAAAGCCACCATATGGGATCGTGATAGTCGGTAATCGTCTGGGGTCACGCTCAAGCTGCTGGACTGCACCTTTCATTTTGTCTTCATAGATATGACAATCCTCTAAAATACCTACCAACTCTCCCGGTATTAAGCCACTTTCTTTACAAATCAACTCTAAAAGCAGTGCATAGCTGGCAATATTAAACGGTACTCCTAGCATAAGATCGCAGGATCTTTGCTTCCAACATAAATTTAATACACCATTGATATGAACTAAAGTAAAGGCGTAATGGCAGGGAGGAAGTGCCATCAAGTGTATTTGGTTAGGATTCCAGGCAGATATGACCATCCTGCGGTCGTCTGGATTAGTTTTTAATGTATTAATTACATTTTTTAGTTGGTCACACCCCTTCTCTATTCCGTTTACCGGCCAATCTAGAGAAGCTCTATCCCCAAAGTCTTCTGGTCCTGCGTCCCATTGTACAGGATAATGCTCATCAAAATTACGCCATTGATAGCCATATATAGGACCGAGATCATTGGCTATCTCCTGTACCATCTCTGTTGAGTAGTCTTCCTTAGTAGGATGAGCCTCCTTTAACTCTGCCTTCATACTCTCTACCGACTTAGGGTTTGCCCACTCGTTCCATATCTTACATCTCCGCTCCTGATACCATCCCTTACTTGTTATACCGTTGAGAAAGCCTTCTAGTTCGACAGCAATCCCATGCATATATGTTTTTTTGGTTGTTAAAAGTGGAAAACCGTCAGCCATATTATGTCTGAATACTTCACAAAAAGTGGTCTTTGCTCGCACTCCGGTACGATTCCCTTTCAAGTGTCCGTTCTCCATAACGTTCCGCACTATGTCAAGATACTGCTTCATTCTTTTATGTTCCTAAAATCAAAAACTTGTGAGGGGTCAACTGCCAGCTTCTTTTTACCTTTCTCTGTACCACGAAGCTCCATTAGTCGTATCGCTACCTTCTCCATAAATTGCAATCTATGAATATCTTCCTGTGCCCATACACTGAGAGCCTGATATACAAACTCTGCTATCTCTCCAGTCTCTATTCGAAGACAAGTACGAGCCAGTAGATCAGCAGATGTTTCGGAAGCATCCTCTACCGCTGCTGAGACATATAGCTGCCCATCCTTACAGCTATACTCAATACCTATCTTGCCATCGCACTCCTCGTCTTCTCCCATACGAGCATTATGACAATCAGTACATCGTGCTGAGGTTCCAGCCCAGTAGACAGGGTCGCAGGACTTACCACAGTCGGCACAATCTACGGAGGCAGGGGGCTTGGCATTATAATCAAAGATTAGTGATACTAACTTTCGCAAAACCATCTTGATCCTTTCCGCTTAAAAATGTCCCAATCTTACGTGCCACCCCTAATCGAAACTCTTGAGGTACTGAGCTATCGCTATAGTCGGTTGTTATATAAGAGCCATTAGCATAGGCGTTGGCTCCTGGGGTAGGTTCTCCCAAAGGTCTCGTAATGATTGTGCCTTTTCGCAACACCTGAACCTTACCGCCCTTCATAACATCTGAGGCAAGAGGGTAGTGAGAATTGGTTAAATCAATGTTTACTACATCGTTTAGAAGAATACCTGCAACAGGCTCGTCTCCTTGTTGTAGTCTAACGCATTCTACTGGGCACTCAGGATGACTTATCCCATCGTAGGTTACTACAGAGCCTTTCTCTGCCACCTGATCCATAAAAAAGGATGAGTCCACCTCTCGAATATCTCTCTGTGCCCTTAAGCCTTTCGCCGTACCAGTGTCCCATAGATCAAGAGTTCCCGAAAGAGGAGAAACTCCATAGTTGTGGGTCGTCATAGGAGAGGGGCTGTCAGGACTATGTATCTCATGGATACAATCATCAAGGCTTTCATAATACTCAATTTTAAAATCTTCGCCAAGAGGAAGAAGATTTCCCGACCCACCGTTTATGACCTTATTCTCTAGCCACTTTGGCCACTCTGTTCTAACTCCGTTAACGGAAGTTGTTTCGTCTGGAAACGTAGTCTTAGTATAGGTGACTGCGGCATCCTTTTCAATCGTCGCCTGCTCTATCGCTTCTACTTTTTTTACTAAAGGTGCTGCTGCTAGAGCACCAATGCCAAGTCCTAATTTTTTAAAAAAATCTCTGCGTCCTGTCATTTCATAATCCCCATTTTATTTATTGTTGAATTGAATAGATCTATATCTACATCTGCATATGTTAGTGGTCTACGCTGACTAACATCAGACGATAATGCCGCAGCAATAAACCCTGCGGCTGTAGCCTTTTGCATAGCACTATACCCATCTGTTTCAAAGTCAGCATGGATAGCGTGAGAGACGCGATACTCGAAACGATCTGAGTATCCCCATACATCTAAAATAACAATATCTTTTTCTCTATGAGGGGCAAACAATTCTGATAATCCCTTTGGAGAGAATCCTTTGGTATGAATAAAGTAGTGGACAAGATCTCTATGTCCTTGGTATCTTAGTGTCTTGTATGAGCAATGCTTAACCCCTCTGTCTTTCATTAACTGGAGAGTATGCGATGCTCCACCGCTAGTAAAAAAGGCTTCAAGCGGGGTATGACACCCCTGCCAATTGAGAACCCCCTGAGTTTTTACATCCTCTAGCCACAACATTCCCGGCACTGTAGTAATCTTTCCGCCCTCTAGCACTTCACAGTCGTCTGCATACTCGTTGTACAATCCATCAGCAGACCATGTTTTTGCATACCCGAACGGATCTTCGTGCTTTGGTAGCTGCTGTGCTGAAAGACCTCCGCAACGCATTCTTATTTCTTCTACTGCACCTGTACGAGACAGCTCTCTATAGGCTTCCTCTGCCATTATATTTACCCATCCCGGTGCAAGCCCTAGATCAGTGAATACTGTAGCATTTTTATATCTCTCGTTGATTTTGCGGCTGATAGGTACTGACCCACCAAGATCAAAATACGGAACGTCTGCCGCTACCGCTAGGCTTGCAACCTTGGGATTATAGAAGTAGGGCAGGGCCGAGAATACAAGGTCAAAATCTTTTCCATATATAGGACTTGTCTCATGACTATATGATTGATTAACATCAATACTATGATATTCATCACACTGTAAACCTCTAGGGCATTCCTCTTCTCTATCAAACGCTACTATAGAAATAGGTTCTGAGAAGTAGACCGTTTTCAGTAGGTGGATGATGGCCTTTCCCATTCCACCTGTTCCGAATATAGCTATCTTCATAACTCGCGTGCCTCCAAATGAGCCTGACTACTAGATTGTTTGATCATAATGTGTTCGTGCTACGCGAACGAAATCTGCACACTTGCTCATATCTTTAATTGATGTTGAACCAATATACGAACAGCAGCTACGTATACCTCCTACTATATCTCTTAATACGTGTTCTGCTGATCCCTTATAATCAATATATTTTACTCGACCTTCGCTGGTCTTATAGTTTTTCATTTCACCACAGTGTTTGTCTTGTGCGTGCTCTGATGACATTCCATAGAATTCAAGCTGTGCTTTTACTAGACTTTCCGAGCTTATGATACTCTCCCTCTCTAGTTCTTCTAGAAGAGAAAGGTCTTTTAGGGTGTTTTTGGGGAAGGTAGGATCACGATATAACCATTTACCCTCACACTCGTCTGTACCAGCCAACATGCCCCCAAGCATCACAAAATCTGCGTTCGCCGCGAAAGCCTTACAAACATCTCCAGGCGTGCGACAACCACCGTCAGCACAGATCAGTCCTAGCCGTTTCTCGTAGCTCTTGAGGCCGTGGGCAGCATGAGAACACTCTGCTATGGCCGAGAGCTGAGGATAGCCCACTCCTGTCTTGAGGCGTGTCGTACAGGCTGAGCCAGGACCGATGCCAACCTTGACAATATCCACTCCTCCATGCAAGATTAGCTCTTGAACCATCTCAGGAGTACAGACGTTGCCAGCCATAATAATAGGGTACTCATCATTGGTGGCATAGTGTTCTCTAATCTTAGAGCAATGCTTAACAAAATCGTCTGTGTATCCATTAGCTACATCAATACATATATTAGGAACGCCTTCTATCTCAGTGACTAGTGCGTCCAGTCTATCAAAATCATGGTCTTTGATGCCTATACTAACCCAGGCGTGAGCCATTAGCCAGCTCTTTTCTGCTTCGTGAACATCGTTAAAGAACTCTGCTAATTCGGGATAGGTATAATGCTTATGAAGACACGTAATCATGTCATGAGCCCATAAACGATCAGCCATATCTATAGTTCCTGTAGTATCCATGTTAGCAGCCATGATAGGCGTGCCACTCCAGGTTCTATTCGAGTGATAAAACTGAAAGTCTCTCTCGACAGATACGCTCTTGCGAGATGCTGCCCTAGTACGCTTAGGGACCAAGAGAACATCATCAAAGTCAAGCTTCAGATCATTCTTTATTAGCGACATTACTAGCAAATCCTATCTTGTGTTTTTCAGAACGGGCGTGATCACGAACTTCATACTCAGCCAACCATTTATCATGTCTAGCATCACCATTCCACCAAACGACATTGTATATAACCCCCGATTCACGAATAGTTATAGCATGAACATGCCCCTTGATGCTCTTTCCATCAGATTGCCATATCTCTACTTCGGTTCCGATTTTGTATAGAGTCATTTTCCACTGCTCCCAAACCCAGAGCCTCCACGTTCAGAGGTTGTTAGTTCTGATACTGCGTGCATTTTAAACTGATAAGTCTCATGGAATAGTATTTGTGCTATTCTATCTCCCTTCTTAATCCTCACTTGAACATTCTCATCTTGAGGGGTTTCAAAAAGAGGAAGAGGTATAGTAGAGTTGAACAGGCACACCATGATCTCTCCACGGTAGCCCTGATCTATTACTCCTGCCAGTACATCTATTCCTTTTTTAACAGCAAGTCCTGATCGAGGCCAGATAAGACCGGCATAGCCCTCTGGTATCTCAATAGAAATTCCTGTCTTAACCGTCTTCCTTTCCCCTCCATTTATTGTAACGTCTTCGATGGCATACAGATCCCAGCCTGCATCAGATTTATTGGCTTTTGTTGGAACCTTTGCGTCTTCATGTAGAAGTTTGACTTTCATGCAGTAGTTATCTCCAATAATGAGGCGGCTGTTTTTTCCCAAGAGAGTTCTTTTGCTGTTTCGATACCTGCCTCGTTAGGCATCTCACGATCACTCTGCCATCGCTTATATACTTCTCGTAGACGGTTGATTAACTCATCATAAGCGTCACCTTCTAGTGATGCCCATGTACCATTATCTCCCGTGAACCAGTACCCATCAAACATAGGTTCTTCTTCTGTTATTTTAACTAGGTTGCAATTGTCCTTATTGCAGAACTCAGTATGTGCTGAGTAGTCCGTAGCAATAACTTGCTTGCCCATACTCATAAGCTCTAATATCTCAAGGTTCCAGCCCTCAGCACGAGCAGGGAAGACCCCGCAGTTAATTCTAGCCATAATTCTTGCTAGTTCGTCCTGGTATTGAACCTTCTCTATCAGCTTGATTCGATAGTCTCCCTTATAAGAAGACTCCCATTGACTCTTCTGATTCTCATTGAGGAATGGATTGTCTGCCATCATCCATAATTCTACGTCATGAACGTTCGGAAACGCATCTTTGAAAGCTTTATGTAGAATATCATGGCCCTTACGAACCTCCCACTTGCCGCAATTAAAAAAGATACACTTATGGGGATCAGTGTTATTAAACGTCTCGTTAAAGATGGTGCGGTCCACGCCCATAGGTACGATATGAGGCTTCTCGTCAGCAGGTTTGATCTTTAGCTGGTCAATAACAATGGCAGCGGCCCAGAGAGAGGGGACTGCTATTCGATCTGCCGACTTAAGATGAGACTTGCGGCGAGCATCAAACTTATTTACTTCAAAGAAAGAAAGATTTGTTAAAGGACCAACCCCAATACGTTCCCCTAGATGGTTCTCATGCCAAATCTTCAAGCATGGAGCAGTAGGATCAAACTCATTTTGCTTCATGATATCAATCTGAAACTGATGAGTCTGCTCCTCGTTCATTTTAATAGGAGTGCTTATCTGATTACTGACAGGCCAGAGAGTCACATCATCAGTCTTGTTTAGCTCCTTCCATACATTATAACTTACTACTCCATATCCCAGAGAATTGATGGGGCAAAACAGATTTACTTTCTTCATATTAGATCCTTATATATTAGATGGTTACTGCAACTCTACTCTTCCTTTTTGCCAGCCTCGTACAGATGATCGAAGAACATCTTAGCACAAGTATTATCAGTCAATATTAATCCCATCAAGTCTCCTGTCTTGGCTGCATCATACAGTCGGGGAACATAGAGTGCGGGAAATTTCTGAACTAATCGAAAATTCCAAATATCATCGGCTGTTAAGAATATAATATCTTTAGCACCGCGACCCTTTGCTGCCTCCTGCTCCCGATTCCAGTCTTGTGCGACAGCTTCGCACATTTCTCTATATGTTATCTGTTCAGTAGAACCCATACCTCTATCCTCCCCACGGTAAATGAACAGCAGTCAATACAACCTTTGTCTTTCCCAGGTACTCCAATGTCTGTTCCTGTGAGGGAAGGGGACTGTCTGCTTTATGCGGATAGTCGTCCACAACCTCCACCTCTCCGCCAGCGTCCTCGATCAACTTCTTAATCGAATCCATCTGTGGCCAGATAGTCCCGCCAGGACCACGAACCTCAATATGTATAGGATACATTAGTCTCTCCTATATGTAATAAAAAACCGCAAGAGGAAAAGCCTCTCACGGTTAATTGTACTCTGCTAGGTTTATAGTGACCGCCTCACCGCTTCACAAAACCCTATAACTTCTTCGTCAGAAAATTTATTTCGTGCTAGATTAAACATCACAGAGACAAATCTAACATTGCCCTTTACGTATCCCCTTCCATTGTCGATACGGTCAAGCGATGCATGTTCTGGCCTAAGAGCTTCAGTCTTATAAGACTGATGGTTTCTGAGGATTAAATTCCACCCAGTAAAAGGACAACTTCCTGCCTGATCTTCCCAAAGACACTTCAAGTATTTTGCATCAAGGTCAAAACTTTTATTTCTTTGTTTGCATAGCTTGATGTAATATCTGAAGTTTGAAAATTCGTCACGTCTATTTTCTGGTATTAAGTTGTCAGAGTTATTGTGTTGTTTAAGATGATCGCAGTGCTTCGATCCCGAACACTTGAGGCTACAAAAAAAGGCCGTTCTGCCCCTCTTACGCTGACGGACAATCTCGGCCTTTCTTTTTTCGCATTTTTGACCACAGTGATCGCAAACAATTTCAATATATTTCATATCAGCATCCTCCTTGGCTAATTATACACCAATAGTGGAGATACTGTGAATTTTTGGTGGAGCCGGGGGGGATTCGAACCCCCCGTCCCTAATTGTTTTCAATAAAGCGTCTACGTGTTTGTGTCGAGCTAAGCCCTGCACGACCAAGGGGCAGGATAGTTTAATGACCTCTTACAGTCCAGCTTCAAAACAGGTATCTAGCTTTGGTTAACAGGGTGCTAGATAACCCCTACTGCTTACGCAGCTAAAGCAAAGTTTTCGTTTGCAATTAAATGTTAGTCAATTTTTTAGGTAGCCCTTTGACCAACTACCACACGCAACTTTACATCCGTCCAATAGGTCGAAACCAAGTCGGCCCCAAACAGAGAGCGAAGAGGGATTCGAACCCCCGTAGATCTGAGTTGCAGTCAGACGCCTTGCCTCTCGGCCACTCGCTCTAAAAGTGCAGCTACGGAGAATCGAACTCCGATCTCAACGTTGGCAACGTTATATACTAGCCTTTGTACGATAGCTGCCTATTCTTCCTCAATTGCTTCTCTAACAATTCCTACCCACATATCATCAAGTTCGTGATCGGTAAAGTCGCCAGGAAACATCTTGCGAATCTGATTCCTAACAGCCATACCCTCTCGAAAATGAACAGGGTGAGGGACTGCCCCGTTAAAGATTACAGGATCAACTCTGCCATACTCTCTATAGTAGTCACGGAAAAGTTCGATACCTTCAGGCTTTAACCAGCCCCTAACTCTCTCAACAATATCTTGTCGTTGAGTTTTCCTGTTGTTTTTAATGACTATGATCCTTGACTTGCTTGCTCCAATGACAAACCTCTCGTCTTTGATACCAGTGTACCATTTTATGACCGTGTTCATCATGCTCTACGATCACCAACCAAAACGGAAGGGAAAGTAGGCGTCTGCGTGCATTCTTATGTTCGAATGTCTTACCGCACTTAAGTGCAACATTAATAGTATTCATAATACTACCTCCGATAGTACCGTGTTTTTCCAGCTCTAAAATCGAACGTACTATATCCCCGGTACTGAGAAAAATTAACATTAACGCCAAATCTTACATACCTCTGTGGCGAGATGTAAGTTGGCCCGATACTCATGTATGTCCCGGTTGGATACCAAGTAACAACTGGGCGATAGGCGATCACAGGCCCATGCCTGTGTAGCCCTGCGTGGGGATGTGCGTGCCAGTGTCCGTTGTGATGGTGCTGACCAAAGGCATCGCTTGCAAAGAAGCCAAGGGAAAAGAACATCAATTGGACAAAGAAAAAGAACAAGATTAAAAGTAGCTTCTTCATTACATCACCTTTATAGAGTGCAAGATATCGGAATCGAACCGATGACCTTTGAGTGGAAGTCAAATGTTTTACCACTAAACTAATCTTGCCAATGTTCCTTTGCGTGACAGTTGGCACATAGAACTACACATTTTTCAATTTCTTTGAAGATTTTGGAAACGCCCCCAACGTCTTGAGGTAGGCCCGTCAGCCTATGATCTGCGTGGGAATCGAACCCACCTATGTCCGTTTATCAACGTTTCAGTGAGAGCGGTGGGAATCGAACCCACATTATCTTGGTTAAGAGCCAAGTGCATTACCTTATCTGCCACACTCCCGTTAAAGCCCGCCTCGGCTGGTGGTACTAACGGACCCTCATAAAGTCCTCCCACATTCTTATTTAAACGTCGGCTACAACGTACCGAATTTCGCATCCTTCTAGAACAGATGCCGAGCCTTATCATCACTCTTAGTCATCCTGACTTAACGAAAACTTTTCAGCGTCCGAATAAGCCATACAACCGCTCACAGCGTCCATAGACGCCCCCGCTACCACAGCACTTCTTCAAGTTCACCAAAAGTTAAGGTATTCATCAAATTCTCCTTATCACGTTAGTGAAGTAGGCAATAAGGGAGTCGAACCCCTTCTTCTAGTTCCGTAGACTAGCGTGCTATTCCGTCACACTCATCGCCCAAATATTATTCTCTAATCTCTATGTTTTCTAGTCCAGACTCAAATATCTCATCTAGCTTTTGCATCAAGAAAAAGCCAGCCATATAAGACTTCATACTTTCTTTATCTTGACTTAGAATTAAGAGGACAGGCCCCTCGGCATTATCAATAGATCCTGAATCTGCGAAGATAGTAAAGACCTTGCCCGACTGATTAAATTTCTCAATAAATTCCAGCGGAACCTCGTTCGTATAAACGTCATCGTCCATACTGTATTCATCGGAACCTACCTCTTTCCAAATGCGAAAGCGGTATAGTTGAGTAGTTTCTAGTGTATCTGTCATAATAAATTATCCTGTTGCTGAAATTGCTTGTCTTTTTCCAGATAGATACTGAGTGTATTCTATACTCCCTAGCTCGTAAGGAGGTTCTTCTTCGTTAGGAATATTAGGCTCGTCGTCTCGTCTTCCATATAAGTATACCACGTAACCACGGTCAAAAGGCTCTAAAGCTTCAAAATATTCCTGTGAGATAGTCATCTTTTCAAGCCCATTTGAGAACGTTCTAAGTCCTCCAATGCAATTTCACACAGGTTTTTAATGTCATCTAAGTCTCCATTATCAACTATGCATTTATCCTCATACGGGTCCAAGAGCCTACGTCTGATCTCAGTTTCGGCAGAAGAGATATGACCTAACGCATTACTTAGTTCGGTATATCCACGAGGGTCTAAAATCCCCAACGTCAATCGACAGATGATATAGTTCAGAGCACCTCCTCTTTTTTCCTTTGGGACGTGAAGAGAATCTTCTATTAATACATCAATACTATCGTCTATTAAGTTTCTATGTTCCTGTGGGATGTAAGGCATGTCCTGTCCTTTCGAGTTCCAAGTAAGTAAGCGGAGGGTGAGGGAATCGAACCCGCCAACCCGTCTTAGGGGCTACTGCTTAGCAAGCAGCTTCCGTAGCCAATTTGGTTACCCTCCATTAGTAGTACGGGAGGGAGTCGAACCCTCAAACACTAGTTCCTAAAACTAGTCGCTCTGCCAGTTGGCGTACCGTACCATGAGTGGTGTGGGAGGGGGTCGAACCCTCAACTACTAAGGTTTGAGCTTAGCTCCTCTACCTGTTGGGATACCACACCTAACGAATACCTAGTCCCCTAAGTATTAAGTCTATCCAACAAATTAAAATATCACAAGTCCAGATTGCCAATCCTCGCCAATCAGGGTATCTCATTTAGTGATGCCGGTGGGGGTCGAACCCACAAACTACAAGATTTTAAGTCTTGTTCCTCTACCAGTTGGGATACGGCACCGTGTTATTAGCTATACCAGTGTGCTACTACGCCAAAGACCATGCTGCATGTTCGCATGACGCCCCCGCACATGCTTTCCGCGAGAGTTGGTTGTTACCATACGCCCCCTTCTTTCTACGGAAGGGAATCACTCTTTAAATGATGGCTGCTTCTAAGCCCACATCCTAGTAGTCTTCGCTAATAAATTGTCCCCTGCCCAAAACGTACACGGTCGCGACCCGTCCTAGAGGTTCACCAAGGTCACGGTCGAATTGAACGGCCTTCGGGGTAGTGGGCAATGAGGGATTCGAACCCCCGACCATTTGGATGTAAGCCAAACACTCTAGCCGCTGAGTTAATCGCCCGCTTTATGTTCTTTTCTATGACAATTAGCACATAGAACTTCACACTTTTTTATCTCTTCTAGTATTCTACTTCTTCTTTATTTCCCTAAGTTTTCTTAGTCCTTTTCTATATTCTTTTGGTAAGAGTAGCCTCTCTTGTATTTCAGGATCTTCCTGGGTCCAAGACTCGCGTACTATCTTACATTTTATTCTTCTAAGTAATTTCCCATCCATCCATATACACTCGTAAAGTCCCGTCTGATAATTGTACGTTGGAATTTGGGATCTATCTTTCAAAAGTCTCCAGGCTTTAACTTGATAACGGTTGGAATAACAGGACCAGTCATAGAAGATAGCTTGGTCAAAGACCAGTCTAGCCTCATCATCATAAAAGTGATTGACCTCTATTAGATCTACTGTCTCTTCAAGGGCAACTTCTTCGTTGGGTTGTAATGCAAAACAAAACAATAGGAGCAGTGCCGCCATTGAGCCAGCCTCCTTAATTAATGTAGAAGATCAATCCTACCTTTCTCTAGCACTTCTTTCAAAGGAGCTGTCTTGCCGTTAGTATGGTTCGTGACAATTCCCTTTTTGAAATCGTATGTGCGAATCCTTGGAGTGTTTTTAATCTTATCGTCGCGTCTCGCCTTCTTCTCTGCTGCCTGCTGCTCGTCTTGTTGTTCTTTTATTTTTTCCTCGATACGCTTAAGAGCTATGCGATGATTCTGCTTGCGGGTACGCTGTTCGTCTATCTCCACCTTTAGTCCTGTGGGGATATGAACAATCCTACATCCTGTCTCTACCTTATTCTTATTCTGACCACCAGGGCCTTTCCCTTTGTAGTAAGAAATCTTTAGGTCTTTCTTATTCATCTCTTCTTCCTTTTGTTAAGTAAGTCGTACTCCTGTGAGTCGAACACAGTACGTCTTCCTTATCAGGGAAAACCGCATAACCGATGCAGCGAGTACGGTGTGCAGGCTCACGAGTTCCTGCGTGCCCCTTGAACTGAACCTTGGCTGGCCAATTTAACTCTGTAAAGAGGACCAAGGTAGGGTAATGTTCCGACCTACATTCAAAGGCCGTATTGGTTGCGGACGACTACCCCCATGAAGAGTAGCCACTGATCAGGTTATCCGCAGTGGACAGTACGGGACTCGAACCCGTAAAACCAGCTTGCAAGGCTAGGATGATCCCAATTTCATCAACCGCCCATGATTGACAGTGGGGCCGGTGGGAATCGAGCCCACATTGCCTTGATTAAAAGTCAAGTACATTACCTTATCTGTCACAGCCCCGTAATAAATGCCTGAATCCTACCGCTTAGGTCTGGCATTCCATCGTTTGCAGCCTCGTCTCTGAGTTCGACGAGCAAGTCCTTTAGTTCAGATAGCTCGTTGCGTCCTAGCTGAGCTAGATGACAATTCTGCGGATCATCACCATTAAAACCACCTCTTATAATTGCTTCAAGTACCCAGATAGCATGTTCCATTAATAAACCTCGTGATGACATTCATCGTCTTCTTTATTATACACTTTACAGTAGTATTCTTCGTCGATTATTTGATGCTCAGACCATGCCCCGTCTTCACAAATCTCATAACCGCACTTGGCACAGTTAATTCTTATGTAGTCGAGCGGATTAGAACCAGAAATATCTGTTGTCCCCATCAGCCCTACTAGCCATTCTATCTTCTTTTGATCATCAGATAAAACTTCTAGGTCGTCCCAATCAAGCTCGCCACGGATCTCGGGGTGCTTGCCTAAAGCCTCTCCAAAATAAACTATTTCTCCTACGGCCCGCTCTACATCCTCTTCTTCGGCAACAAACAACCCATGTATATCACCGTGTCTTCCGCAGTCCCAATGAAACTTGTACAGTTTCTTCATGCTTAAGATCCTTTCATAATAATGCCCTTTAAAGCGGAAGGTGAGGGACTCGAACCCATCAACCCGTCTTAGGGGCGGCTGTTTTCAAAACAGTCTGCTTTCCAATTCGCATACCTTCCATTTTTAAAGGTAGAACTTAACAACAATCACAACCATCGTAGCAAGGACAGCAAGGACTACTGAAGAATATATAGCCCAGTTTGCCGTAGCTATCTGATGATCTATCTTAGCCATACGCTCCTTAATCAATCTCTCTTGTTCCAGTATTTCTTTTTGCCAATCAGTCATTACCGACCCTCTCTATAAGTGTTAGTGCCACTACAACTCTTGCAAAGAAAAAACGTTCTAAACTCTGAAGTAGGTGAAACATCCATCATATTAAAGGAACGACAGTCGTTACAGACTGGAAAAAACTTATTCAGTATCCAGTGAATCATATTCTCTCCTTGTATGGTGGACTGATCGGGGAATCGAACCCCGCAGCAACTAGTATAGATCCAACCCAGCCCATAAGAGGTTCCGATGGGACTCGAACCCACATATTCTTGATTACAAATCAAGACCGATTGCCATTTCCGGTCACGGAACCATACGGCGGTTTTAATTATCCTGGTATTGAGATAGTTACTTTTTTTGATCTAGGATGATCCCATCTGTCTTTGATCTTTTTTAGCCTGCCGTTAGGCATCTCTTGAAAAACGATATGACTTGACCATAGCAGCACTTCTTCTTGAGGCTCTAAGGAGTCTTCTTTTTCTAAAAGCAAAACCTACCACAACGTGATTAACAGTCACGCTCCCCGACCTACGGCGATTCTCTGGAATAAGGCGGGCTACAGACAGTCTTACGCGATTTAACGCACTGTAGCTGGATTTTCAGCAACCCGCACAAGTGGGCCATTCGGGATTCGAACCCTCTTTCACCTAGCACTGCCGCATGTTACCGGAACAATGTGATCTAGGCTAACGCCAGTGACCCAAAAAAAATGAGGTGCTTTCACACCCCATTATAACATCTATTAGAGGTGAGTCAATCCTTTAAAACGGAATTTCTTCGTCCGCTGGAACGTTCGTATTTGCAGCAGGGGCGGAACCACTACTGGTTTTTGGGGAGGTCGAACGAGGGGCCAAGTGGATTCGATCTGCGACCACACGCAGCTTCGAACGCTTATTCCCATCGGTCTCCCAAGTGTCTAGCTTGAGCCTACCTTCTACCATAATGTATTGCCCCTTCTTTAAATACTCTGCAATTGCTTCTCCCTGCTTCCCCCAGACGGTAACGTCTACAAAGCAGGCTTCCTCTTGTTTCTCACCATCCTTCGACCAGACACGATTACTGCATACCGAAACATCGGTAACAGCCGTACCTGCGGGGGTAAATCGTAGTTCAGCGTCTCGCGTTAATCTACCTGAACCCATCCATTTGTTAAGATCACTCATTCTTTATCTCTCCTAGTACACCAACAAAAAATTAAAGGGTCGAAAGGCCACGGTACTTCAAGGCTTTCCGAGCTAAACGACGACCATAAGTAGTGCCATTTTCACGCACTAGGTGCCTGAATTCACCAGCAAAGGTCGTATGTGCGAGTTGGCTAGATGCCTCTCGGGTTGTTAATTGGCCAGAACTCCAACGTCCAATGACCTTTTTTGCGTCATTGTCAGTCTCTAAAAGTAGTCGCCAGTCCACAGAATTCACTGTTTTCATGTCCTAAAATCCTCTCTTTTTAAAAAGTGTTATGTCTTCACCCTATATTATACTCTGGAATCTCATTTTTTCTTGATCATCTCAAAAGGATTTGGTAATTTTATGCTTTCGGTCCTATCTTTAGGGTCAACGTGATGTTCGCTCAGCGGTCTCTCATCTTTACTATCAGAGAAGGTAGGGATCTCCGTTTGATTTCGGATCTCCTCAAGACACTCCTCTAGGTGTACTTCTAGATCCGCCAAACGCTTCCGGTGCTCGTCAGCAGTAAGCTTATGTCTATCTATCTCCAGACGTACACTAGCGATATATGCTTGAGCCATTTGTGTTACATTAGGTGCAACCATTTTTTCTCCTTACTGTATATAAGTTCGTACTTGTTTAATTTTACCCCAACTATCGAATAAAATAAGGCTTACTATAGGGGTTTCTGTTTCAATGTCTCCCTTTTTTTCTGTAAAAATAGAAGATTCAACACAAACAAGCTTGTCTCGATAACAGGTATTTTTGATTTGGATACTTATTGTATCGAACTCTTCCCAAACCCCACGATGATCCTCCATTAAATCAGCTTTCCCAACGAAGTGGGCTTCTGGATCAATGAATTCTACTTCGCTAGAGTACATTTCCTGAAGACCTTTTTCATCTTTTGCCGCAAAAGCTGCCAAATACCTCTTAGCTGCTTCATCCCATATCATAACAACATCCTCCTACTGAGCCAATACCACGAGTTTCAGGGTCTATCTCTAGATCAGATAATATAGATCGTAGGGGCTTCCCGTTAAAATCCAAATAAGTATCACTCCATAACGAACCAGTAATAATATCAGAGACCGCATTATAAATCCCGCATCTCCAATAGGTTATCTTCATGCTTGGCTGGTCTGATGCCCGATGAAAGAAGGCTCCGTCTATTTTTCCTACTTCTAATGATTCCCAATACAACATATTCTTGTCACGACTAGAGTTAATCCACTCATGAAATTCAGAGGTCTTCCAAATATGAGGAGTTAAGAAAAAACTTCCTCCTGCATCAGGACACAGGTTATCTGACCCCTCTATCTTTGTAAAGGAAGATCGACCTATCTTACGTAGTCGAACGTAAGATAAGTTTCTACTAATCATCTCTCCAGCTACTACCTCAAGAGCCTTAAAGTTAGGGGCTTCTAGCAATACTGTCCAGGGAGGATTAAAAATAAGGCACTCTCCTAGATCCACGTCCTGTAGTGCTTGAAGAGTCTCTTTGTGGCTCTTGTTTATATCTGGGGCTAAGAACACCAAGTCTTTCTCATCAATAAATTTAAGAGCCTGAGACTTGATCACATCTTGTATGTCTTGGTCTACGGGAATAATAAATACGTGTTTCATTTTTTAATTCCTAATATATGATTAAGGGCTGGTCTGCCATGATAACCAAAGCTTAGTCTTTGGTCAATGCATTCACCTATTGGTAGGTGCTGCATCATAAAGCCTTCCTTGCGTGCTGTATATCTAGTAGCCTCTTCACTAACAGCTTCCAAAGAAAATCTAGAAGCCACGTCTACAGGAGCAAAATTAATTCCTCTTATATCAAAGTATGATCTTGCTCCGACACAGAAAAAGAAATCATCAAACTTCGGAGCAGTAGTAAAATGGTTAAAGTGTACAGGACAAACATGCAAAGGGTAAGTTGATTTAGAGCTGACCTCTAAGAACTTTCTACTCCTTAAGCAGAACCCGCTATTGCCAACTAGATATCTATTGGGTACTGTTTCTAAGTCTATTTCATCGTCGCCCACGTTATAGTAATTATCTAAGTGAGCTTTTAAATTTACCGGGCTCCACGGAGCACCTATGTAATCATACTCTAGGAATTCCTCTTTCCAGTTTTCTGGATACAGAGGAAAACCATCCAACTGACAGGATACGACAAAATCCTCGGTGAACATATCATATAACTTAAAGACAGAAAGAAGCTGGTACTCCTCATAAGACAACTGGGGCATAGGCATATAAGCTATACCTTTAACGCGATAGTCTCTATCAATTTTAGTATGGGTGGCAAAATAAATCTTATCGAAGCAGCTAAAATCTTGCAGATGCTCCCCAAGAAACCCACAGAAGCTATTAAAGTTCTCTAACGCAAGATCTTCATGAACAGCACAGTCAATTAAAACGCACGATATCATGAGAATCTCTTTGTGTAAGTGGCAGTATCTAAGTCTTTGTTAGGAGTCTCTTGAAGAATCGAAACACCGTAAGGTTTTCTAATGAGCTTAATATTCTGAGCTACTAGATGCCATAGTAAAATATTTTCAACTTGAAGATAACAGCCTTGCTCAAGATAGCTATATAGATTATCTAATATTCCACAATGATACTTCTTCATCTGTAGTTCAGATCCTACAGCAAAAACATCGCATAGACCACCCTTCCAGTTTCCAAATTGAGGAATAAGAATTCCACGTCCATATTCTCCTACTGGAGGCAAGGCATGATCTAGCTGATGAGATAGTAATATCCTATCTCTATACCTAACCACATAGTCATAGTTGTATAATGAATGTTTCTCGAATGTTTTATATACACGGTCTAGCTTATAGAGCGTTGAAACCGTACTGATAGGATTTGACTCTGGCCACTTATCATAGTGTGTCTTTTGAAGATCTAGCATAGCCTCTTGTGATTTGGCGGTGACTTTCTCTAGGCTCTCTACATCTATATGAACAGGCTGATAAAGTTCAGTAAATTCTTCCACATCTTCGGACTCATAGGTGCTAACATATAGATCTACCTCAAGATCGTTGTCTCCATGCCTACAAGATTGCAGGATAGCCCCCCTATAATTTGACCATGTGCGTCTGAAGTCACGAATGCCTCCAGCCCACAAGACTGCTACCTTTGTCATAAGTTTGTGTTCCGTTGAAAATACTGAAGATCTTCCGGTGTACCAAGCCCCCACATCTTAGCCGCTTCAGAAGTACGTATGATCTTCCCATCAGAGATAGCCTCATTAAATACGGGACATACATAGAACTCTCCGTTCACCGTAAGATTCTTCTCTATCATTTGTTGAGCATATTTAATATAATCCCATGCTCTTTTCCAGTAGTAGATACCTGCTGTAGCATTGGTACTGATAGGTCTTTTCTCTGCTACCTCAACCACCCTTCCCTTGCTATCCAGTCTGGCATAGCTCCATTTAGGATGAACTGATTGAAAAGTTAGCATTCCCCCATCAGCATTCTCTTCCTCCATCTCTTCAATAAAGTAGGCTAAGCCTCTCCATTCTACAAGCTGATCAGTATTAGCAATAACAAGAGGTTGCTTCTCTACTAGATGTGGCTTTGCGAGCAGAGTAGTACATGCTGCTCCAGCAGTGAGACCATTAACTAATACTACCTGCATTGTAGTGTTGATAGGGATAATACGCTTTAGCATTTCTTTTATATGATATTTTTTTTCATGCTCTGCCCGAACAAGAAAGATGTAGTTCGCATAGGGATAAGTGAGATTGTTTACCACTGCCTGGATCATAGGCACTCCATGACCGACCTCGATTAAAGGTTTGGGGAATGTGTATCCCGCAGATTTAAAACGGCTTCCCTCACCAGCCATAGGGATCACAATATTCATTGCATTTTTCCTACTAAATCTAAAAGACCTTGGTTGATATCTTGAGGACCATTAACACGATACATATAAGCACCGCTTCTATATCCCGCTAATATGCCTGTATTAGAATCTTCAACGACAATGCACTCATCGGGAGCTACTCCTAGTCTTACCATTGATAAGTTATACATCAGAGGGTCAGGCTTTGTTTTAGCTATAGAATAGCTACCAATAACAGAATCAAAAAACAAGGAAATCTCTTTGCGTTTCAATACCTCGTGGACAAACTCGTCCGATGCATTGGATGCTACGGCATACTTGAGATTATATTTATCTTTACCCTGATGAAGCAAGTCTATAAGGTTATCGTCTCGGCCCATTTCAGATATTAGATGCTGAGTATTTCTCTTCTTAGCATCATGTAGTGCAGCTACTTTCTCTTTATCATATAAGATATAGTCCTTATCACACAAGAACTCTGTGCGTCCTCTGGTAGGAATGTTTCCCATAGACTCATACAACTCTGACGAGACAACAAGGTTGTATACCTTTTTTACTGCGGCTATATATGCCTCATAGTGGAGAAGATGAGTATCGCTAATGACCCCATCCAGATCAAACAGAATAGCTTTTATTGACATGGCTTATAGCTCCTCAATACATCTATAATGTATTCGATGGATTCATCTGCCAGCTTTGGATAAAGGGGAACGTAGAATCCTCTTGATGCCAACTCTTCTGAATGAGGATAGGTCCATGCTCCTACGAACTCTTTTAGAAAGACTTGTTCGCTCATTGGCTGGAAATATGTGCGAGAATCAATGCCATGACTAGCAATATGCTGCCTAATATTATCACGCTCCTCTAAGCTGTCTGCCAGTAGAGGCATGACCCAATAAGCAGAGTGCTCTGTGGTGACGGGGATAGTTAGATGCGGAACATCTCCCAGTCCTTCCTCATACTTTATTCTAATCTCAGCACGCCTCTTCATAAAATCAGGAGCCCTCTTTAGTTGCTCTAGACCAATTGCTGCCTGCATATCAGTCATTCTATAGCCAAATGCTCTCTCGGTATGACAGAAGTGTTGCCCTGGAGTAAAGGCGTGCATACGTACACGGTCTAGACGAGCCTTTGTGTCTGGACAATCAGTTGTTACCATTCCCCCTTCACCAGTTGTAATATTTTTATTAGAATAAAAAGAGAAGATAGAAACATCTCCAAATGATCCTAACGGCCTATCCTTATACTGCCCAAAATGACACTCGGCACAATCTTCAATAACATCAATGTTATTTCTATGGCAGTAGTCCGTTATCTTTTCTATCTCTTCTACTGGCTCACCGTATGTATGGACAAGAATTACAGCCTTAGTTCTTTTTGTTATCTGCTCATAGACAGATAGAAAGTCTAGGTTTCCCACCTCACTATAAGCAGAAGAGTCTGCAAATACCGGAGTAGCACCAGTCAATAGGACAGCATTAGCAAGAGCTATCATTGTCAAGTTTGGTATGATGACCTCATCACCAGGACCAACATCGCATACATGCAGAGCGAGATGGAGAGCGGTAGTACCTGAGTTACAGGCAGAACCATAAGTCTTTCCTGTCTGGTTCGCAACCTTTTGCTCAAACTCCTTAACTCTTGGGCCTTGAGAAATCCAGTTGTCAGTCACAGCATTAGCTACAGCGGCAG